CGATCAACACGCGTATCGGGAGAGGCCACCCCCTCACTCTGACGCAAGTCTGCGTTGCCTTGTCGAAGCTGACCAAAGTTGCCCTCCGCGTAGTTGGTAGCCAACCCCTCGGCGATACTGCCCAGCGTGCCCACGCCTTGAGTGATGTAGTTTGCCCGGTCCTCCTCCGCGTCGCGGATAGCGGCCTGAGCTCCCGCTGCCTCTTCCATGGCGATGCCTGCCAACTGCTGTTGGATGCGTGCGTCGTCCTGAGCTACGAGCTTATCAATGGCCATCATCTGCTCGCCCATAGCCGTCCTAATGCCAGCTTGCTGTGCCTGCTGTGCCATCTGTATTCGGCCTGCCGTAGCCGCTGAGCCACGTTGGTCACCCTCTACTCCAGCCTGCATACCTGTAGCGCCCTGTACTAGAGCAGCTTCGCGCATAAGCTCGAATGGCTCCTTGGGAATTGACAACTGTTCGTAGACGTTGACGTCGATACGCCGCTTGGCCTCCTTCATACTCTTGAGGAGGTCGCGCTGGGCGTCCTCCCCACGCTTACGCGCCTTGTTAGCATCGCTGAAAGACTTGGCGCCACCGTAGAGCGTCGTTCCCGCGCCGATACCTGCGGCTACGACCGCTGCCGTACCGCCCGCAGCGGCGACGCCACTTCCGATAGCTGTAGCTAGAATTACTCCTGACATAATTTCTTTTGGATTACGGCCTCCGGAAGCTCCCGGAAGTCCATGGTATACACCTCTTTCTCCGCCTCTTCAATGGTCTTGGCATCGGTGCGGTACACGCACGCCCACCGCGTGTCCTCGTGGATATATGCCACGCGCTGCGTGCCCACCTCAGTATGCACCACCATAGGCGCCTTGACGCGCTTGACCGTACCGTCGTCGAGGAGCAAGGACATATCGCCTTCCATGAAGAAGGACGGGTGGTTCTGCTTGTGGATGAAGCTCACCACGAGCTGCCCCGCCGGCATGAAAATCTCACGCGTATACAGGCCGTTCTCAAGCTTGTGGGTCACGGGCATCAAGTCCTGCATGGCTTCGGTGTGGTGCTCTACAGTCTCGTTCAACCCTACGAGCGCCTTCTGCAAATCCTCAATGGATTCCCAAAGCAGGCCGCGCTGAGTGTGAACGTGATGCAGAATCTCTTCCATCAACTATAAAAGTACGATTTACCCCGGATACGACTGCATGACCTCACTCTTGGCCACGAACATCTCCACCGCCGTAGTATCAGTGTTGGTCAGGGTGAAGACGCCGTAGTGACCGAGGATGCCATGAGACTCCGCCACTTGGTTCTTAATGCCAAGCCACAGGTCCGTGTTTCCGCCGGCCGCGCCAGAGCCGTCGTGGGTTACAGTATTGATTCCGTTTGGCAAATCGACGTCGATACTTGTGACATTACCCGCAAACGTAATTGCTGTAAACGGTGACGGAGAGAAGTAGAAGTTATCTCCCACGCTCAGGATACTGCCGATGCTGACGGTAGGCGGAAACCTGACCACGTTCCCCAAAACACTTATGCTTTGGCCAATGCCATTCAGAGAACGAAGAGCGTATTCGTCAGGGCTGGCGGGGTTGGTGCCGCTGTTGCGAACGAAAGCAAAGAAGTCCCCCTCCTTCTTCTCGAAGTATGAGGCGTTGATGAAGCCCGTGTCCTGCTGGTCCGAGACAAGCGTAGCGGCCCAAGGCCGATTGCCTTCGATGGCCAGCGTCTTGAAAATCTTGTTGACGATGGGCTGGTCGTTGAAGACGCTCTGAATACTACTGTCGTACTGCGTCCCATAGAAGTTGTTGCGCGTCTCGTTAGTATTGTGACGCCACAGGTTGCCCCCACTGAACGTGTACAGGTACTGGTTCATGCCCTGAATCCACTCGGGCTCATAGGAGTAGAAGGACGGCCACCCCTCAGCAGGCGGGCTATATGTCAGGGTATAGTTAGGCATTAGGGGTTGGAATAATCCCAGATTAAGTAGAGGTAGGCCCCGGCGGTGGGAACCGTAAACGAAGCCTCGTATTGAGGGTCTGCACCGGTGGGGGTCAGCGAATTTGCCGCGCTCAACAAAGTCACAATATCCGCCTGAGTGTAATTGGTGTTGGTGCGTAAATACTTGAACCGGTCTACCGCTCGAATAATGTAGTTATCCGGAGAGATGCGATTGTAGAACATCGTCACCGTACTTCCGCGTGGAGGCCCCAGATTGCTGCCCTCGGCAACAGAGTACTCTTGCCAATCAGCGATGTTGGGGCCAGTGCCGGCGGGGAAGGTAACAGCGGTACTGCTAAGCGGGGAAACAAAGCTTCCATCAACCCACTGGAACTCACTATGGATGGACTGCCGGGCGTTGTCTCGGTTACTGACCGTAATCAAGCGAAGAAGAATATTTTGCGCTTGCGGACACTTTACCTGCACCTGAATAATGAACTTCTCGGAGCCGGTATAGTCCAGATTAACAGTAACGGTATCCGCAGTAACCGAGTTTTTGTTGATGGCGGGGGCCGCAGGTTGAGAGGCGCTAGTTATGGGCCCTGTCGTAAAGGTAGTACCGTTATACGTAGTGGTTAGCGTAGCCTCGTCCCCGGCCTGAGCGGAAATAACGGCATAGTTGACGACGACTGTGCCAATCGTATTTCCCACGTCGACACAAAAGCTTTGTTGAGTCGGGGTAAGCAGGAAAGTTTGTACCGTATCACACTCGATACAGGGCTCCTCTCCCGGCAAAAAGACCCCGTTGCTCGCAAGCACGTACTCGTTCATATACGGGTCGTAGCCCCCAAGCTTTTGAGTGTTGAAGCTTGCGATAAACTCATCACGGAACCAGCCGCGCATACCCTGTTCACTAATGACCTCAAGCTGTTCGTTGGTCCCGTCACCCAACAAATGGATGACTGCCCCGCGCTTGGCGTCGGTGAAGAACTTGTGTGGGCCCCACTGAGCGAAGCTCTCGGGGTTGTTGCTGATGCCATAGTCCTCCACACGGGCTACCTGCGTACCCAACACCTCAGGTACTGAGGTAACCACGCTATCACCCGTGGCGTCGGTAAGCAGATTCTTACCCGCCAAGACGTAGCTAATCTTGTCCTCCTGCAACGTGAGGATATCGGTGCGCCTACCGAACAGCTTCTCTACAGGCCCATAGATGTCCTCCAGCGGCTTGAAGTTGAGCAAACCAAGGTTGAATTCGTTGAGCTTGTTTACGTTCGTCTCGTCGTTGTATACGCCACTGTACGTCAGGTCTGCAAAGCGGCGGACTTCAGAGAATCGTTCCTCACTATTTGATAAGGCACGGTTGCCCAGCGTAATAGGCTTTCCTTTTACGGAGTCTCGAATCTTGTAGCTCTCAACCCCATTACCATAGCTGATACAATTAAAGAATGCCGTGTCAACGATAGCCGGCTGCGTTGGCGTTTGGTTCTGTACGTTGCCATAGTGCAGGCCGTTTTGCCGGTCAATTTGATACGAGGCGCTAGACTCATACCACAGGTTTGGCAGTGATGGTGTCGGCTCGGTTTCGAACGCAACCACGTCTGTAGCTCTCGTGATGGTCCATTCCGCATCAACTCGTGAGCGGCGATTAGGACTACTTCCGGAACCTAGCAACCCGTCACACTTCTGGGTTCCGATTGCTACAAATCGAGGTACCGAGGCGTGAGTGTTGAAGAAGACCTTGTTGACAAGCAAGTTTCCCGAGACTCCGAAGTCGATAGCGTTACTGGTGTTTTGTGGCTCGACCTGATTTGTCGGAGCGGCAGCGGAGGGGTCTCCAGACACGCCCGATGCGGCCTCGATAACAGCTTCAACATCGGGGTCTCCATAGAACCAATCAACGATGTCGGTATAGTTTGCATCAGCCACCCACGTGTGGTCAAAGTCTAGTGTCCTCGTTTCACACGCTGCGTCACCACGGCCCTGACGAGTGAATGTCATTGTCAGGCGGATTCTGGTCCCTTGGGGGATGCTGTCAGAGTCGAAGCCTTGATAGACTAAGTATGGGAAGTCGCCAGCAGAAAACTGACCATTCTCGGTTCGCTGGTCGTTACCGCCATTGGTTCCGGCGGATTGCTTTCCGGGGCTAACGTTGCTCAGCACATTTCCAGACCCATCTTCGGTTGGCCCGTACGAAAAGTCGGGGCGCATCTTCATGTAGGTTCCCGCCACGGCAGGCACCAAGGCCCCGGGAGTAGAGTCATCGAACTCCCCTACCGCGTACGCCTTTTTCTCCAACACATTAGCGGAGAGGCAAGACGTGACGGCACCGGAGGTGTCCCTCTTTACAATCAGGTCGTCACCCTTTTCAACTTTGGCTGCGTTCTCCCCCTCAAGCAGGAAATAGACATCGCCAGAGTTGGCCGGGAACTCAAAGTTCTGATTAGTGTACACCGTCTCGTAGAGGTCTGCATCAGACTTAATCGCAAACTTGTATCGAGTGGCCCACTCAGGCGGAGACATAAGTGTGGGGATGGTAACCCGAATCTGATTCTGAAAGATGGATTGACCACACTCAATCTCCACCTTGTTGTTGGGCGCAGTAAGCACAGTGCTGGCGCGACCATACTCGTCCATATAGATGATACCCACTTCATAGTTGCGGTTGCTATGCAGGCTGGTAGCCGAGTAAACCTCAGGAGTTTCTATTGCGGGGTCATCGTTGTCAAGAGGCGTTTGCAGTAGTGCGGCACTGAACCCAAGCTTTACGCTCAGATTGTCTTTGTTTATGAGGTTGTACCCCTCGAGGTAGTTGCCATATACAATGCGGTTGCCCATCAATGTCTGAGCCTTAGATAGGCGGGGGACATTGTCATACAGTCTCAAAATCTCGCTCTCCGGCAGAAGGGTGAAAATCTTGCGCTTGCTGAATTGAATGGTGTAGTCCGAGTTGTCGGTCAAAGCCGAGTCCGCTTTGTCCACTTTCTCGATAACGCGGATGATGGAGTCGTCCATCTCCTTGAACAAGATGTCGATGCCCTTAACCAAAGAGCTCCCCGTACGCACAGTGACATTGCATGCCTGAATGGAGTTCTCCATTCCCACATTCAGGTAATCTTCTTGACTGAAGGAGAATGGGTTGCTTTCAAAAACAGGAGCACTAAACTGTGATGTCGCCGAGTATTCGTTGTTAGCGTATTCCCAACGATAGCCAAAGCAAAGCAGCCGGTCTTCCATAAAGTCCTCACGGGAGTCTACGTCTACGGCAGTTACTACGGGCGCTTCTATCGGCGGAGCCTTGATGACGAGGATGTCGTCACCCAGAACACCCCCATCGACATGAGTCGGAGCTGTGGGCTGTGGGTACGCCGTGTTGATGTTGATTCTGCGAGGCGGATTGTAGTCGTCGGTGAAGAACAGTAGGTCGTCAACCAAATCAACGCCGGTGACCAAGTGCTGCGGGTCGAAGTTGAGGGTCGTGAGCGTATTGGTGGGGTCTGAGGGGTCGTCGATACTTACTACGTGGTACCGCAAATTGTCGGTACGAGCGTTGTATGACACAATCAGGTCCAACTTCCCTGTGGCCCCCACGGCCGTAAAGGCGGGGTCGTGAACGAACCAATAGATGGTTTCGTTGGCTCCGTCGGCATACGACCCGATACATGTTGCCTGCGCACTTAGCGCATCTCCAGTATCCGGATACACCAGCCTAGTGAGCTCAGTGTTGCCCTTGGTGTTCTCGACGGCACCAATCTCGGAGTCTTCGGTAGACCCCATGCGGACGTTCTGAGCGTCGATGTACTCTCCGTTCGGAACAAGGCGCTCGTCAACGCTCTTGTTCATCCGGCCCTTGATGAAGTTCCTTACCAGATTTGCCATTACTTAATCCACTTGCCGCGACCGCGTAGGTTCATAAGCAACCGTCCCGGGTGGATGTTGCTGATGCGAATCTTGGCGTTACGCAACAAGGCGTTCTTCTTCTTCCGAGCGCGGTTCACGATGTACTCCTGTACGCCCAGCTTGGCGTCCAGAATAGAGTAGTTGATGTACGCATAGACGTACTCTTCGAAAAGCTTGTTGACCGTAATCGCCGAATTGTCGCCGGCCTCCATGCCGTCGCTGACGTACTCGAGGATGACCAGCTCGTCGGCGATGCCACTGCTGAAGTTGATGACGCCGCCCTTGCGGTCGATACTAAACGTCGGGTTCGAATTAGCTGTCTCCGTGTTCAGCCCGTACCGGGCCCCGATGTTGTAGTCGAAGTACCAATCCCCATCGCACTCGTATCCGAGCTGCCCGTCGAACCTATTACTCTCATTGAGGTAGATGCTCTTCTTGGTTCCCGTAATGCGGTCGAAGTCGATGGTCGAGTTCTGAGGGCGCAGGATATTGCCGGCCGCGTCGAAGAGGATGCGGCACTCGTTGTCTTGCAGGTACGCACCGCTAAAGTTGGTCTGGATGTTCTCCGTCAGCGGGCGCAGGACACCGTCCTTGTACAGGCTGATGCGAACCCAGTTGACGTAGTCGGGAGGTAGCACGAAACGGAGCTGGTCGCAGACGTTGAGCTCGAGGACCTTGACCTCCTTGAACGCGTCGTAGTTGAGCTCTTGGATAGCACGCTTGGCGTGGAACAAGACCTTGTACCGCTCCTCGTTGTTGACCAAGGAGTGGTTGCCCATGTACATGAGCTGGAAGTTGGTTACGATGTCTTGTAGGGTAACGTACTGATAGCTGCCCCAGTTGGCATCTTCAGGCGCGGTACCGCCGTTCTCGTAATAGACGTAGTCGCTGGCTAGGTATGGCATCAGTTTTGGGCTTCCTCGGCGTTAGCGTATTGGTACACGTCTCCCTCGCGGATGCTCAAGCCGGCCATCTGCAAGATGCGGTACACGAGGTCGGTTTCATCATCAATAGGCACCTCAAAGTCTTGGTAGTCCGAAAGACTCTGGTTGAAGACCGGCTCTCCGCCCGACAGCACACTGTAAGTCCACTGCGGGTCGCGTGGGTAACGAATGTACTGACACGTCACATCGGTTGCCCCAGTGATAGTGTTTGGGAAAAGGGTGATGCGGTCTGCTTCAAGTGTGTATGCCGGATACTGCACGCTCGGCGCTGTCAACAGGCTACTGTTGAGGAGCGTAATCTTTCCGTGAGTCACCCGCTCTGCCTCTACGCCACTAGCTAAAACCTTGTTGATGAGGTAGTAGTCGTCCGTTGTAGTCGCCTGACTTGGCGTGAAATAGGTGTTTACGCCAGCGCCAGTTTGAGTAAGCGTTGCCGTTCGAGAAAAGATGTCAATGGATTCTCGCGTGCCCTTGTTCAAGTCGGCGTACTCCGTGCCCGACATGCGCGCGTTTTCGGCGTTGATGACTTGGTTGAGCTCCTTGAAGTACCCGTCGAAGATTTCGAGCTGCGCCTGCTTCGCAAACAGGTTGAAGTCCGAGGGGGAGATGTATCCGTAGTTGTTCTTATTCAGAATCGACAATACGGTATTACGGACCGAGTTAATCATTCTCTAAAGATAATCATCTCAATACCACTACATGGCCACTCCTTTCCACCCACTGATTGGTGTGGATATTCCGAGCTATGAAGTGATACGTGTACACGTCGTCACGTACGTATGCCACATCGTAGCCACCGTCCCACAGCTCGTTGAATGAGCTCGAAGCCCACACCAAGTCGCCCCACCGGGAGTAGACCTTGACGTCCACATTATCCCAGCAATCGTCAGGAGCCTCCACAAACCACACGTCGTTGACCCCGTCGCCGTCTGGCGTAAAGGCGTTAGGAGCGTAAATGGGGCACTCAATAATACCCAAGCACTCCTCACCCGTCTCGCAGTCTACTTCGACGACGATGGTGTCTAAGAGCGTTAGATAGACCGTGTCAGTCAGATACCACGTGACCGTATCCCACAACACCACCGTATCAGGCGTGAGCTCGATATACGTC